ATGGAATTATCCCCCGCACCTGCCACATGATTTAGGTGCGGGGGATAATTTGTTTCGTCCGGAAACCAGAAAACAATACCTGAATCCATTATAGATAGTTTTGTTTACTTGGTACTAATCCAGTATATCAGCTAGTTTCACGTCTTGGTACTCGATATTGTGTGATTTATATTTCACATAGGTTGCTAGTGCATTCGGGGCGAGTAGTACGACTCCGATTACTGCGCATCCTGCAACGTATGGCATGTCTGCGTATAGTGTTTCTCCGATCATTGCAGACAATATGTTTACACAGAGCAGGAATGCCGATAACCCGAGCATTACCAAACCGAATGTTGCAATGTTCTTGGTGATTTTCATGAGTGTACCTTTCTAGAGTGCGAGTTTTAGGATCACTGCGAATAAGATCGCTGGTAATGCTGCGAAGTAGTTGCCGAATATTGCGGCGATTGTGAAGCCAATAAACAGAATCATGCACATGCCTACTAGTAGGTTGTAGCAGTATTCGTTGATTTTCATTATTTCTTTTCCTTTCTGGTGTTCCATGCGACGTATTCGCGTGCGCCTAGTGCTGCGGCTGCCATTGCGAAGATTCCGTATGCCATTTGTTCTGCATCGAACTCCATGATGCTTAGGGTTGGGGTGCATACGATTACTGATGCTGCTATGACTACTGCGCTAATGATTATTGCGGTGATGATTGCTTTTTTCATTTCTTTTCCTTTCCTTGTATATCTAGTGTATCACCCCCTACCAGCTAAACCAAGCCGATAGGGGGTGAAATGCATCATATTTAGTTATAGCATCCAGGAATACGCTCCCGGATTAGTGTATCTACGTCAGCAGGCAAGCCCTCAATAACATCAGCCTCCCAAGGCAATACGCTTAGAATATCAACATATTTACTGGCATCCGTCATTGTAACTATGGCATTCGCTATGTTTTCCTCCGGAAGTTCAAACGTTGCCGCCTCTACTGGCTTGCTTTTCATGTCGCCGCGTCGAGTGAATATTTCGACAGCACCACTAGCCAACCTACGGAATGTGTATATGAGCCTGTCTTCGTCTTGCTTGCGTCTGTAAAGTACTACAAGCTCTTTATGATCGAAGCGGAATAGCAGATAAGGAGGCTCATGTTTATTGCCCATTGTCTCGCTCTTCTAGAACCATGTGGATAATCATGTCATGCCTGTTTCTGTTTACCCACTCTAGCCTTGTTTTAGAGCGTTGTACCTGTATTCCGTATCGCTTAAGCGCAATGTTTATCAAGTCCTCGATACGCTGTGTGCGCCACACGATCTTTGAGGTGCGCGGCATATCGTACTCGTCGAGCACCTGCGCGATTGCTGAGTAGTGCGCGTATGAGTTTTTGAATGCTGCCTGCGATAGGCGGGAAGTGTCTAGCGCGGCTGTGTTACCTATGATTTTTACAGTTATTACGTGGTGGAGAATGTTTTTATTGATCATCTTTCGCCTCGATTGAGAAGTGGATGTCTGCGTATTTTTCAGCGGGCTGTTTTTCATCTGGCACTACTCGCACCCTGTAGTCCTCGAAAGCAGCTTCTACGGCATCCCAGGCAGCTAAACGGATGGTTAGGCGGCTAGAGTGCGAACGCAGAAAATCCACCTTTCCTAGAGCGTCTACTAGCCTTGAATATTCCTCTGATGAAAATTCTGAAACATTGAATGGAACCAAAAGTACAAGTGTTTCATATTCTTCAGTAATCTTTTGAACTGTTCTTAGGGATAATTTACGCATCGAACCGCACCACCTTCTGCTGTGCGATTTCGTAGCGCAGATCGGCTATAAGGTTTTCGATTGAGGTGTGCAGGATAAATTTCATTGCTCGTGCGTATCCTCGCTCTCTTACAGCTAAGCCGTTTCCGGCGATTGTGGTGTATTTTTCGGCGACTTTTTTGGCTGTTGCGTATGAGCAGTATTTGCCGTGCTGCCGGAATGTTTTTATGAGCTTTTGCGCCAGGTGCTCGAATGTGTCGGCGTGAATCAGAATGTATTTCATGTATTTAATCATGGCATTACATAGGTCTGGATGCAAGCTGTTTTTATGTGTTTATTGTCACGCATACATCTGGTGTAGCACCATACACTAATGTGATATACTGGATAACGAAAAAGCCCCCGAGGCGAAAGCCCCGGAGGCAATTCCTGAAAGGAAAATAAGAAACAGAAAGGATGTCCCGGTGAATATTATACACCATTTCGACTACCAACACTCATTCACCATGATTCCCAACCAAATCCTGCGCGATTCAAGGCTTTCATGGGGTGCACGCGGGCTTATGGCGTTTATCGTTTCACAGAAACCTGGATACTCACTCTCACGCCAAGAATTAATCGAGGCATCACCTATGGGGCGCATGGGAGTGAAATCTCTAATCGACGAATTGCAAGAACTCGGGTATCTGGAGATTTCACAGTCTCGTGAGGGCGGCAAATTTGGTTCTTCGATCATGGTTGCGAAGCTCCCGGATGTCTCACATAGTGAGCCGTTGTCAGGTTTACCGACAGCGGTTGAACCGTCGACGGTTTCGCTGCATACTCCTCTTAATACTAAAGTTATTAATAATACTAATTTACCCCCTATAGTCCCCCGTAACGCTGAGGTGGCTCAGGTCACAGAGCCGTTACGCGCTGACGCGCTCACTGATTGTGATGAACTCGGAACTGATTCGATATTGGAAATCAAACCTGACACTCAGCAGCATTGGCGAAAAGCTGACAAGGTAGTCCAGGCATCCAACGCTAATGCCCCTCAGAAGCCACAGAACGCCCCTCTAAGCGACTTTGACACGTTTTGGGCACTAGTTCCCAGGCGGGTAGGAAAAAAGGCGGCAGAGCGCGCCTGGAGGGCTATAGAGCGACGCGGTGAGGCTATCGAGGCTATCGAGGGTATGCGGGCATACGCAGCCGCATTCGCACAGAGCGGCACAGAGCTGAAATACGTCCCACACCCGTCCACCTGGCTCAATCGTCGCGGATGGGAGGACGACATAGCGGCAGTATTCCCATCTCAGAAGCCACAGACGACCGAATGGGAGCAAAAAGCCGACCAAATGGGCTACGACCTATCCGCACTAAAAAGCGCCACGCAAATCGCCGCACAGCGCTTTGAAGAAAATCGAAAGGAAATCACCCAATGGAGCTAAACACAATGCGAGCGCTCTACACGATCGCCACCGGGCTAGATCAGCGCTTAAAGCCACTACCTGATGAAATCCTTACGATGTGGGCGGAGATTTGTGCCGAGGTGCCAGACAAGTACGCTCGCGAGATACAGAAGCGGCTTTATTCAACGCGCCGCATATCTATACTCCAACCTGGGGATATTCTGGAGACCTGGAAGGAGATGAAATCTGAGATTGATTCCGCGATCGGTAAATGCTCTCGACTGGCTGCAAAGTACGACTCTCTAGAGATTGAAGACAAGCAGGATTACGAGACTGCTGTACGTGTGTACGAGTCGTGGAAGCGGGCATACGCTGCTGTGCCCGAATTTGTGCGCAGCGAGGTTGATTTGCGTGTCCTGAGTGCCCCGCGTGCGCCGCGTGAAATTGAGTCCGTTCCGCCACCCCCTGAGGTGCGTGCACTTGTGCGTAGCTTTGGCGTGGGTGAGTCTGGTTCTATGCGGCGTGGTGCTGTGGAGCGTGAGCGTGATAGGCAGATGCGGGCGCTAGAGAATATGTGATGCACTTCATGCAGAATTATCTTTGCATTGTTGGTATTGCATGATACACTTGAGGTGTCGAAAGAAAGGAAAGAAGAAAATGCGCGAAACACTCGAAGGCGTAATCAGCCTAACCTACCGCCAGGACAAAAAAGCCGCATGGGTGGAGCTGCTGGAAGACATGCCCTTTGTGAAAGACACCGAGAGCGGTAAAAAGGTAGTAGGCGCAACCGAAAGATTCATAGAGAATGGGCTTGCGCGAGTACAGGTCAAAGACGGCACAGCCTTCGACTCGTCAGAATACTGGCAACAGATCATCGAGGGGCACCAAGAAATTATCAAGTCACTAGAGAAGTATCTAGCCAAAGAGTTAGCTGAGCTTGTACCAGACGGACGCGAGCTAGCCCTAATCGAGGTTGCTGTTTACCGCGCCTATGTTGGTAATGAATTTTGCACAGTCAAGGATTACGAGGTAGGCACACGCAAAGTCGCCTAATGAAAATAGTAATCGAGATACCGGATAGCCACCCGCTACTGTCGATAAATAAGCTAATGTCTGAGCATTGGCGCACGCGGCAGAAATCATCTAAATACTGGCGCAAAGCAGGGTATGACGCAGTGAAAGGCTCACCCCCTTTAGAACCTCCGGTTACATGCGACGTGTATATCTACCGTCCACGCGCCGGGCGCTACGATCCTGGCAATTACTACCCTACTGCTAAAGCAATAATAGACGGGATGATAGATGCTGGGATGCTTCCAGATGACTCATTCGAGTACCTGGATGGCGCACACCTCCACCATGGAGGAGTAGACAGAGAAAACCCGAGGCTTGAAATATTTTTCAGCCCATACGAAAGGAAGAAATAATGTCTGATTTGCAAGATTTGCGTATTGCGCTCAAGAATATTCAGCTGCTCGCTGATGAACTCACAGATAAGAATATTGGGCATCTCGAAGATTTGCATGACGAGGTGGACAGGATTCGTGAAATGATTTCACCTGATAACCCGGAGAATATTATTAGCACTCTATTGACTGTCCGAGAGGTCGCCGAGATGGAGGAAATGACTCCGAACGGTGTGCGTAAGGCGTGTGCGGCTGGAAAATTGAAACCTTTTAGGACTTCTGGCAATGACCGGCTTTTTGATCTGCAAGATGTGCATGAATGGAGTAACAATAGGGTATTTTAGTGACTTATTTCACCCTCTATCAGCTTGATTATCTAGTAGGGGGTGATATACTAGAGATATAGGAAAGGAAAAAGGAAATGACAGTAGGATACCTACTCCAAAACAGATTCACGGGAAAAACCCTAAGGGTAATCACAACCCTAGACGGGAAAAGCTACCTGGTAGCAAAAGACATTGACGAAATGTTTTTCAACGAACAAGGACACTCACGCACGCTAAAAGCACTCAAGCCAGGTGCGACACGCAAGAAATTCTCACTACCCAAGAAGCTCGCAGCAAATGAGCGCACACGCAAGCTAACAGCGATCACAACAGAAGATTTACTAGGAGCAACTGGAAAACTGCGAGACGCAAACACTGCACAGGCAATACAAGACTTCTGTCTAGTATTCAATGTTTTCATGATCGGCATAACCCATGAAGCCAAAGTAAAGTCTCGGAAATACAACGGTAAATGGTACGCAGATTGCAGCGTATGCGGAACCATGAAACCAATGAACACGCACCAAGGTATAGTGCAAGCATCTGATGCGCATGTAAGAAAATTTCATCAATTCAAACTAGTAGCAACGGCGGTAATCTAAAATGGCAGGAAAAGAATATACAACTCACTGCGGCTCCTGTGGTAATCCACGCGAAGAACGCACACCTGGTTGTAGTCAATGTAATAACAGGCACGCAAAATGGAAAGTCAAAGGCGATATTAGATACAAAGCACCAGCTGCACGTAAATGTGTGAAATGTGGTATAGAGGTATCTAAGATAAACCCAGATTGCGAGCGTTGCGTTAGAAGAAAAAAGTTACGTAAGAATGATCTGAATAGAAAACTCAGGCTTGAAGAGGAACATGTTCATGAAATTAACAAGAAATATTATGATGCATGGGTTGAGACTAGGCGTAAGCGTATAGCCAGGCGTAAAAGGCTTGCCGAGGTTGGGAGGCGACCAATTGTCTAACCACTATAAAGATATTAAAGGATATTCGCTAGATTCGTTTATAAATGAGTTGCCGTTTTATATTGGAAATATAATTAAATATGCCTGGCGTGCGCCTTATAAGAATGGAATTAATGATTCCCTAAAGCTTCTGGACTACCTGGATATGTCGAATCGTGGGTGGGTAAAGTATGATCTGTCAGATAATGCCATAGGGGTTTTGCAGGAGATTTCTAATCGCAATTTTTATAGTGAAGAATCTGGCATGAATAGAGTACATAGGATATGCATATCATGTGTTGCTGAATGGATTTTGAATAGTCAAGGCAAGGAAGAAAGCGATCATGAATATGAAGAGCGGGTGATTTTATCCGTTTCCTCACTACAAGTAAGCCTACTACATAACTAAATATGATGCATTTCACCCCCTATCGGCTTGGTTTAGCTGGTAGGGGGTGATACACTAGAAGTACGAGAAAGGAAAGAAAAATGAAATGGTATCAACTCCGCAAGAAGGCTATAAAGCAGCCGCTAAAGCCAGGTAGCCCCGAATGGATGAAAAAGATTACCGCATCCAAGATTGCCGCGATACTAAAGGTGTCCCCATACACCTCCAGGTATGCACTATGGCACACAATGATGGGCAATATTGAGGGGCAGTCACCCTCGCGAGAGGTTGCGCAGCGTGGGCATATCCTAGAAGATGCTATCGCCGAATGGTACAAGCAACAACACCCTGAATATACTGTTCTAAATCCACATGGTTTAGCATGGAGTCGAGAAGTAATTACCGCAACACCCGACAGAATAATAGTTATACCCGAGGTAGGTAAAAAGTCGCCCGAGGTTGTTGCATTATTGGAGTGCAAGACATCTATGAGCGGCGCAGAATGGGGAGTATCTGGCTCGGGCGCTGACGGTATCCCCTTGGGTTATTATGCTCAGGTGCAGGCGCAGATGTTTTGTACTGGTATTAAAAAATGTGTTGTTGCTGCATTGATCGCAATGCAATTTCGTGAATACATAATTGAGTATGACGAGCAATATATCGAGCGTATGCGCCTTGAATGTTCTGAATTTACGGCGTCTCTCGAATCAGGTGTAGAGCCTGACTTCTCTGAGGAAGAGGGGGAAATGTCTGTGTATGAGGCTGTCCGTGAACTGCACCCTGAGATTGATGATGCGTTGGTTATTGCCTCGGATGATGCAGCTGTTCGCATTGAGCGCTTTCAGCGTATCAAGAAGCTATATAAGCAGACAGAGGCTATAGCTAAAAATTGGGCGTCGGTTGAGATGGGTAGGGCTGCTGAGCTTGATTATGGTGGAAGAGTGATTGCTAAGCGACAGGCGCGAGGTACGGGTAAGCCTTTCATTGTATTCAAGTAGAATGTAATCTATTTCACCCCCTATCGGCTTGTTTTAGTTGGTAGGGGGTGATACACTAGATATACAAGGAAAGGAAAAGAAATGAAAAAAGGAAAAATCATCTGGGAAGTCCGTAACCGCATCATGCACGGATGGATAATCACCGCAGAAGGCGTAGGTTTCCATCTGCTTATCGAACGTGATGACCCTACCGCTACACATATAGAACTGACTATGCAGGGGCGCGTAATCCTAGTAGACGACTATGAGGTGCAAGAATCCGAGATACGTGATCTGCTGTTTGATGAAATCCTAACTGAGTCAAATAGCCCGATGCTGGCAACCCAGGAATACGAAGAATCTGTATCCTGCTCCAAAGAATCAGCAGAAAAATTCTTCACCCACGCATACGAATCAATGCTATAAACCACTACCCGGAAAGACAGGAAACAGAAAAATGGTACAGCCACAGCCAGGAAACCAAATATCACGCAACCAGCAGAGCAACCAAATCGCTATACGCGACCTGCAGAAAAAAGTTATCGAACCGCAAAAAGAGTTCATCGCCGCCGCAATGCCAAAGCACATGCAGAGTGATGTACTCGATTGGCTTGCAGCCGCATCACTGGTAATCCGCAATGATCCTAAGCTTGTATCGCTGGCGCTAAATGACCCGCTGCAGCTTACTGTAATGCTCCAGAAGTCAGCCCGCTATGGTCTTACCCCTGGTACTGACGAAATATATTTTGTGCCGCGTGGACGGGAAATCGTGGCGGATATTGGCTATAAAGGATGGGTTGAGCTTATCCGCCGTGCTGGGTATGCGAAAAATATTCACCGAATCGCAGTACGCGAGGGTGACAAATTTGAGTACGTAGAAGGTGTAGACGAATCACCTAAATACATGCGCGCACCTGATGAAGAGCGTGGGCAGTTAGTGAAAGCTGTTGCCTGGGTTGAATATAACGACCTGGCAGGTGGCGGTATATCACCTGTGGTGCAGGTTGGCAAAGATCGTATTCAGGAGGCTATGGATGCGTCGCAGACGGCTCGGAGTAAATTCTCGCCGTGGCAGAAGCACCCTGAAAAGATGTGGCTAAAAACAGCTTTGCGTGAACTTGCTGGCGTAGTCGAATGGTCTGCCGAGGAACGACGCACTACCGCGCTGGCTGCTATCCGTGAGAGGTGCGAGCTTGAGCTAGAAGCCATTCGCATCGAGACTGAGCGGATGCAGGCAGAGGTAGCAATGATGGAGGCAAAGGCTAAGCTGCTTGAGTTGCAAGCCACACAAGAGCAGGAATAGCGAGACCCCATGTAACCTCCATGTATAATATGCATGGAGGTTACGTTATGTCTGATAAAAAACAATGGTACCAGGGAATGAAATGCACCGCTGTTAGCCGTAGGACTGGAAAACCTTGCGGTAGCTATGCTGTAAAAGGGGCTGTTGTCTGCCGAAAGCATGGTGGATCGGCTCCACAGATAAAAAAAGCGGCGAAACTCAACTATGCTCGTTACGTTGTAAAAGAGAAAGTGCGCCGAGAGGTAGGCGAACTAGCTGTTGATGTACCTATCGAGTCACGTGTTACTGACCCGCTTATTGAGCTTCAGCGCCTAACTACTGAGGCCATCCATTTCAAGGATATTTTAGGGCGTATGGTAAACGACTTGAATCATGACATTGAGCACTTTACAGAGGAAGGTTCGCTGCAAATACGTGCCGCTGTTCAGCTTTATGGTGAGGCTATGGATCGCACCGCAAAATTCCTCGGTATGGCTATGAAACACGATATTGCCGGGAAAATTGTGCAGATTGAGGCTGCTAAGGTTTCTGCGATTTCTGCGGCTATTTCGCGTGCTATAGCATCTGCTGGACTGTCTAGCGAGCAGGAAAATACTGTGCGTAATACGCTCGCTATTGAGTTGCACGCCCTGGAAGCGCAGGAGGGGTAAAATATTTTACTCAGAGCTTGCGCGTGCCGTAGCCCCGCGTACCGTATCTTGGGCTACCCCCGGTGATCTTGCAGACGATCTAGACCCTAAAAACGTTCAGACACCCGCACTGGATGTTATAGATGCTGCGCTGGTACGAGCTTATAATACGCCTGATGCTCGGTTGATTATTTCCATGCCTCCACAGGAGGGTAAATCCCAGCGCGCTACACGCCGTTTCACGGAATGGGTTTTATCAAAAGACCCGGACAAACGCGTGATTATCGCCTCATACCAGGCTGCTATTGCATCTGACTGGGGGCGCACAATCCGCAACGATATACGCGAGCATGGCGAAAAAATGCAGATCGAGCTTGCGCCCGATTCGTCAGCTGCTCACTATTGGCATATTCGCGGGCATGCTGGGTCACTATTCTGTACTGGTGTAGGCGGCTCCATGACAGGCAAGCCAGCCGATGTGCTTATTATTGATGACCCTGTACGCGGTATGGAAGACGCGCGCTCTGAGGCGTATCAGCGGCGCGCCTGGTCTTGGTGGACTTCTACAGCATCTACCCGTCTCGCACCTGGCGCACCAGTAATTATGATTCTCACGAGATGGCACGAGAATGACCTAGCGGGTCAGGTTATGACTAATCAACCTGGAGAATGGGAGTACATACGAATCCCTGCCCAGGCAGACCACAGACCAGAGCAAGGCGAAACAGACATACTAGGGCGTGAACCTGGTGAGTTCATGATTAGCGCCCGTGGCCGTTCGCGTGAGAACTGGGAGAAGCGCAAGCGTGACGCTAACCCGCAGGCGTGGGCGGCACTGTACCAGGGCACCCCTGCACCTGATGAAGGCGGAATATTCCCCAAATCTGATGATCTGGCGCGCTACACGTCCCCTATCTGGTTAGATAATGCTGATGGGTCACGGACATTCCCCGGCGTGGCGAGCGGTGGCATTCTGGTTCAGTCGTGGGACTTGACCTTTAAGGATACGAGCGGATCAGATTACGCCGTAGGGCAAACCTGGTACGCAGAGGGCAACACTGCGTACCTGGTGGACATGGTGCGTGAGCGAATGAATTTCACCCGCACCTGCGAAGCTATCGAAGCTATGGCAGCTAAATACCCACAGGCTACGATAAAATACGTGGAAGATAAGGCGAATGGTCCCGCTGTGATTGACTCGCTACGCTCGCGCGTGCCTGGCATTATCCCTGTGAACCCTGAGGGTGGCAAGGTTGTGCGCGCTAATGCGGTTACTGCGTATATCCATGCAAAAAATGTGCTGTTCCCGTCTCCTTCACTTCTGCCTAATGTGGAAGAGCTGATAACAGAAATGCGGCAATTCCCAGCCGGTGCGCACGACGATACCGTCGATGCTATGACACAAGCGCTCAACCAAATCTTCCACCATCCAATTGTACCATTGGTCTTAAGTCTGGTGGTATTACTGGAATAACATTCATTATCATCCATTCTGGTTTATTTCTAGAATGTCT